TTACCTCCCTCAATAACAAAATCCATACCTTTCCCTCCGGTATCGTTCGGATCCGTTATGGAAACTCCTTTGTAGGTAACACCTTGTGTCGGTTTTGCTGCGGTTTGAGCACTTTGAACGACTTGCTGGGCTCCTTGCGTCCCACGGGCACTATTAATAAATGCTTCAAGTTGAGAAGCATTTTCGTTGTATCCCGCTTCTTGTTGTTTTAATTTGGCAACAGTATTTAAAATATCTGCGGGGTTAAGCCCGCCAGGAGTTGAGGCGAGCATCGCACTCATTGCTTTAGACTTATATTCTTCCGCTTTAAGTTGATTTTCAAAATCATCATTTTCCTCTAATGCCGCAGCAGCATCATTAAGAGCAATTGCGTCATACAGAGACTGATCGCTGCCCGCAGGAAACATAGCACTGTTTAAAATATTTCCTATAAGGGCTTGTTCAATTCGTCCATTTAAATTGAAATCAGGAAGTTTAAATTGTCCCGGAACTTCACTTGTTGTTTGACCTCCAGCAAAACGAGTAACTTCGCCTTGCCTAGGGAAGTTATAACGAGGAGTTTCAATAGCTTTTTGAATCTTACCGAAAGAAACTACGGGTTGACCATAATAACTTTTCCCAGCCAAAGTAGGAAACGATGCCCATTCAGGAGCTAACTTGGCGACGTTTTGAGGATTAAATGGTGCCGAATACGGGTCAACACCACGCTGCTTCATAAGTTGGACAGCCGCTAAGTCTTGAGCCGCTGGTCCAAAATCTTTAAGTCCAAGTTTTGCTGCTGTACCTTTCCAAGTAGCAGGCATAAACTGATACCTCCCAGCTGCCGCACTTGAATATCCCCCACCGGAAATAACTCGATCTGGGTGACGACTCAGATCTTTAAAAGTACCGCCGCCAAAAATAACGTTGTAGCCGTTATCCCCCGTCAGGTTACGGTCGGTTCCTTCGGCGTACGCAATAGCGTCCAGCCACTTGCGGGCGTTGGGATCAGTTATCGGAGAGGGCATTGTCATCCTCAAATAGAGCTACGTTAGTGTCTACGGAAATGCCAACCTCGTCCATCACAGCACGATAAGCTCGTTCGCGGCAGATCAGGCGGTACACAATAGTCCACAGAAACTGGTCACGATCCTTGTTTTGCAAGGAGTGGGCCTTGTTCCTAATTCTAGTTAAAGTAAAGTCATCTTCCAACGTAAGTCCGCACTGTAAATTGCCTGGATCGTCCTGGTACTGAACTCCCACCGGTTTACTACAGCTGCCCCCATTGTAGCCAGTAAGTAAACCCAGCAATACGTTTACATATAGTTCACTGTGCGCATCTAAATAGTAAGGATTTACAGAATTATAAAATATTAAAAATTAACTTATTGGAAATCTAAAGAAGAAGTGAGATGTGTCTAAGTGTATTGCGCTCATAAAAACTATAGCTAGCATATGTTTGCCTACAATTTCCTCCATACCTGGTAGATGGAACCGAAAACTCTTTTGACGATTGCCGAAACGGCAAAATTACTTAACTGCTCTAGCGGCTTTGTTCGCAAGCGCATTGCGCTGTCTGAAGGAAATCAACCCGGAGGGTGGCCCAAGTCTCTTTATATCAACCTTCAACCCAACGGAGCCAAGTCTTTGTTCCGTGTGGACAAAGAAGCTTTGCAGAATTTTCTCCGGGTTGCCGATGAGGAAGCTAGCATAGAGGAGCAGAACATCGAGGCTAGTAGCGCCTGCTCGCTTTGATATGACTTACTCGGACTCTTTTACCATGACTCAATTTTCACCCACGGTTGCTGCAGAGTCCGAGCCAGTTATTGCTCAACAAATGGAGGAGAGCGGCGAGACCGTACAAGGTCTGGTTGAACATTTAATTGACTACGCTTCTGTCCTCCATCAGTTATATACTCAAGCACATTTAATTCATTTAAACATAGAAGGGCCTTTATTTTTCCCGCTTCACGCATTCTTAAAGGATCAGTACGAAGCTCACATTACACAGTTTGATGCACTAGGCGAGTTTGTGCGTAGTCTGGATTATTTAGTTCCTTTGTGCCAACGTTGCGTACTGCAAGCACACAAAGGATTTAAACATGTAAAAGACTACGACACTCGGAATATGCTTACGACTTATTTAAAGAATATAGAAGATGCCGGTATGCAAGCCAAGACTGTCTCTAAGTACGCAGAAGACATAGAAGCCGTTGATGTTCAAAATTATTTGGCAGACGTTGCTGGGGCTATGTTCAAAGCTGCTTGGATGCTGAAAGCTACACTGCGGTCTAAGTAAAAGCCCATCCGTTAAGCACTCGGATATATAGTCCGCTGGGAGCTGTGCCAGAACTTTGAATTTGATAAACCAAAGAACCTGAAGGGTACGTCGAAGGTACTGGCAATCCACTAGTGACAATAGCTGTCACAGTCTTGCCGACAGCAGTTACAACACCGCTGGCTAAGATAGCTCCGCTCGCCAGTAAAGCTGTATCCGCAAAAGAGCTTATGGTGCCGCTTGCAATAATACAAGAATTCGCGGTATTCGCGTGTTCCGCCATGTCAGCAAAACTGGCATAAATCTTTTGCCACGCAGAACCTGTCCAGACTTTTAAGTAATACGCTGAGCTACTGGAATCTACCCAGAGTTCACCTAGGGAATTGCCTGGAAGACCGGCTGGGGTAGAGTTGGGCGCGGTTGTACCATAGCCCGGAGGACCTAGCTTACGTATACCGCCCGCAGAATCTTCAAAATATAATCCAGGATCAGCAGCGCCAAAACTTAACGCCAGTTCGCCGTTAACTACAACGGTACCACTGGGTCTATCGGAAGAATTCCCGGAGCGTTTCAGCAGGGAAATTACAGGTGTGGATGTCATATTAGTAAGTGCCTCCGTTTATGAATGCAGGGAAAGTAGCAGGAGGTATCAATACCCCATTACTATACAAGCCTCCATCTAAAATTGTAGTCGGCTGTATAACAAGTTCCCCATTAGCGTAAGTACCTCCGTCATATATATCTTGAGGAAGACCAGCCGGATTTAACGGATCAAACTGATCTATCGTAAACATTTGAAAATTAGTATCTTGCAATTCTGTAAGATCTTCTAGTTGCCCAAAATTCAAAGTTTTAGCAACCATGTTGTATGTGTCTGAGTACAACAGACGCTTAGGCAAATCAGTCAAAGTAGGGCTATACTTTTGCCACCACGCAAAATCTTTATTTCGTTTAAGAAAATCTGTTTGCTTTCTTAGATCTCTTTCAAACTTCTCTCGGTAATACTCATTCATAGGCTCGTCATTAGGCTGAGGCAAGTAAAATGACGTAGACCCAGAGAGACCGTACTTTCTAGATAAATCCCAAAAAGATGCGTAAATGTGCTTGCACCATTTAGGTTGAAAATAAAATAATTGAGGATCGGAATATAAAGCAGTGTCCGAATACGTAGCAATATTATAAATTTGACTCAAATAAATAAAACCAAAAGTTCTAACATACCCTGGATAATCGCTAGAGGTAGTAACCCGAGTTGATGCTGAGGACCCAGCGTCAAAATAACCTGCATCAATATTTTGCACTCTGGTGTAAGGGTACTGCTGTTTTAAAGAACTTTTGTATAGGTTAAAACCTTCCCTATTTAAAAAATCTTGGCAGGAGCATTGTACTCGGATCTCTGTTGACAGAAACTCTCCTACAGCAGGAGGCCCAGTGGCAGGAACGGCCATAGTTGTCGAATCAACCACGGTCCAGCTTTCGTCCGCAGAAAACGACAAAAATAAAGTGTTAAATATTGGGTCTATACTTGGCTCTATTATGACTCCATCCGTACCAACACCGATTACTGTGTAATTATTATATCCGTATGTCTTTTCAGTACCGTCCGAGTTAAACCTGTTGGACAAGACCTCCCCGTGAAAATAAGAAATAGGTGAACCAAATTTTTGACTTAACTTAACGGCGTATGTTGTTTCGTCATAAATAGTCACTTCTTCGACTGAAATACCAAAGTCAAGAAAGTTGAACGTATCTCTTGGACGAATGCCGACCATGTGCATTCGGGTGTCAGCACGAGTTGTAGGATAAACAAAGAAGATCCCAGGTATATAACCGCCAACTCCAGCAGTTCCTGACACGTAATATTTAAAAGAAGAATAAACTAAGCCACTATAGGCACCTTGTGTATACATACTCAACTCATAACCACGGCGCCAGCGAGACCAGACCGAAGCGTAGTCGTAATCGCTAAGCACACTAAAGTCTTTTGTGCCTACAGCGGGCCTAAACCTTCTCTCAAAAGGTAAAGGTCTCAGAAGCTGATTAGGATCGTCAGAGCCCTTAATAGAGCCTACTTGCTTTACAGACTCTATTCCTATTTTGCTTTTAAAGTTAAAGTTATCTGATCCTTTTTTACGGGACACGACTTAATAGAAACCACCTTGAGCCCAAATAGTAATACCAGAAGGACTCAGGCCGCCAGACACAGCAGAAGGTCCGTTGCCAAGATAACCGGCACAAAGTATATAACCTTTTTCAAGGTAAAGCCCTTCGCCCTTACCTGTTTCTATGGGACGAAGTAAGTTAGTATCACCCACGGAGGGGACAGGAGCTAAAACAGCAGGTAACTCAAGGTGCTGAATCATGCCTTCAGTGCCGCCACTAAGACCGACTTCAACTTTAGATATCAGTAATGCAGTAGATGTTGAAGGCGAAGCTTGGTTAGGGGCGTACACATAGAACCCAAGCGCACATGTACGAATGCCACTGCGGTTTGGATACCCTTCATTACTGACAACAAAAATATCTTCAACAAGACCAGCGTCTTCTGTGGGAAGATCCCCCACACGAACTAGTTGAACTAGATCACTAAAAGCGGGATTTGTTGAGCTGACAACGGTAGTTCCATTACTGATCCGCGCCCCTCGCAAGAAAGGACGATCAATAAGACAAGGTGATTTGTTAGTACTAGTACTTGCCATTTAGACCCCCGGACTAACCGAATGGATTCGCTGCCCTACTATAGCCGGAATAAGTATCGACAATCGCTTGAAAAAGTCTGTTGTCGTTTGGATTAATTTCAGTGTTAGCACCAAACCCAAATAAATCGGATGTTTTATTGGGATTTGACGTAAAGTATTTAGCCAACACAGGTCCAGCCATACGGGAAAACGTCGGCTTACGGCTTATAGCATCCCCTGCTACACCAGCTCCAATACTGAGAAGCTTGACAATATCGGAAAAACCAAAATCTTTTTTAGGTTTTGACTGAATCGCATCCATTGAATACGCAGAGGTATCAAGGCCAGGTATACCCTTCCCGTAGGGATCATACCCGGTCATATCCACGTCGGACATATTGAAAGAAGAGAGCGACATGATCAGCCTCCAATAACTGAGCCTGTTTGGAACTGACTCAGTTTAAGTTCCATAGCGCGGCGTAACATATCATCAGAAATTTTAGCGGTGTCGTATTCCCTAGCAGGAGCTTGCTCAATTAACTGACGATCCGTAATAAGCACCGGTTGCACCATAGCTTGCGTGGCGTCGGCCAGATCGTAAGCACCTTGAGAAGGGGCAACAGCAGATTCAGCCCTAAAATGACTATTTGCTATAGCATTATTGGTTAAATTAGACCCTAGAGATGTATTTGTTATCGAGCTTTCAACGTTACCTGGAGATTGTTGACTAAAACCAGACTCTGCCAATTCTCCGGGAGTCGGAAGAGTAGAACGATTTCTAAGATTGTTGGCCTCAGCAGTAGCAGCTTGTTGCTGTTCAAACAACCGCATTGCAAGCGCAGGATTTTGAACAGCCCATTGCCTTAGAGGAGCTTTATCAGGCGCATTGTACCCAAGCTCATTGATGATCTCACCGATATTAGCCCGAGCTTTCAGACTTTCTTGTGCGTATTGAGCTTGGAGTGCTGAGGGCTTAGAAGCTCTGGTATCTTGCGTTCCTTGCCCACGCGCATACTGTTGTATTTGCTCACGAACAGCACTGTCTCGTGCGCCGCCTCCCATAATCTTGACAGGACCCGCCGAAGGATCTAAATAAGAAGAGTCCCCGCGATAATTTTCGGGTAGAGGCGTGGAATACAGACGATCGTCATAAACCGATGTCTTAGAGGCCGGAACATTGGGCTCAGGAGGGGCTGCCGTTGTAGTTTCCCCCAGCGAAGGTTCACCCTGGTTAAACCGAGAACCCACGGCGAGACCTGCGGCAGCTCCACCACCAAGTAAAGCCGCTAAGGCTCCTAAATTACCCACACGTACACCGCCCATTGCACCTGCATTTATATCAGGTGCGGCAGTTTCAGGTACAAAATTTAAAGATGAAGGCCTAGTCCCGACCCTGCTACCTCGGATACGAGCCGCTTCATCAAGGGCATCGACCGGTCTTCCAATTTCTGCAACTCCACCTTGCAATTTATTCATAAAAGCTTGACTGTTTCTACTTATAAGCCCGTTACGAACAGTTTCAAACGGTACTCCAGTAGAGTCCGAAAGTTGAGTAGCTAAATTATCTATGGAAGCAAGCGTTCCGGGGTCTCTGCTGCCAAGTTGAGCGGCAGTTTCTAATGGACCGATAAAAGGATTACTAGTTGTCCACGCGGGAGTAGGAGAAGGGCGAAGGTTCATAGGGACACCTTCAGGCATAGTAATGGGACGAAGAAGGGGCGTAGATTGCCGAAAAGAACCTAGAATTTCTCCGGGTCCTGCTTCAAGATTTGAAATCCGGTTAAGGCTATCCAAAGGTACGGCAGGTCTAGTTCCCCCCATACTCGGACGTGAACCAGTTCTTTCCAGAGTAGGATTATAGGCAGATCGTGAAGCAGAAGAAGGAGGAGGAGTTTCTGTAAACATATTCATCTGCCCTTCCGGAGCTATTCGTGTTCCTGTAATAGAAGGTCTTGATCCCATAGTACCTTCAGGAATAGGAGGATTTTGTTTTACACTCCATGAAGTACCTGGACGAATGCTTTTTCCGGTTGAAGAATTTATAGCCCCTTTAGGTACAGTAAAAGGCAACCTAAGTTGATTAAATTCTGTTCCAACACGATTCATTAACATCTCAGGCAAAGCCTTTAGAAATATTGCTGCATTTCGTTGCGCAGTAGGGTTGCCCATAAGCTCTGCAACAGCTCGCCCACTCTGCCCTAATTCAGTTACAGATTTTCCTAACTGAGAGTATAAAGGGTTGCCCACTTTGATTCAGTGTACTTCTCGTACTAATATAGCTCCTATCGCCATTTAGTGTAAAAATACAACCTATCTGCCCGAGCTGTGTCCGGAGGACCTGGAATGGCTTGAATAAATTCACCGCCACTACGTTCAAAACGGTAACGAGCTGTAACAGGATCTTTATAGTTAGGAACGTAAAGCATATGTGCTAAACGATCACACTCAAACTGATAATTTTCGCGCCAAATCCGAGCAGTCTCGCGTTTGTCTTGAACATTAATAGACCGACTAACGTCACCAAGAATAGTTTCTTGACGACTGGTCGCTCTGCCAGTGGCCAACTCAGTTAACCGTTCAGCATCTTCGCAACGTTCAAGCTGTCCGACGATTTTATCGTAATAGAACTCAGAAGGGATACTGCTAGTCGCTTCTAGTAAGCGAGCGTAGTCCCCAGCAGGCACTGTGGCAATATTATAACCTAAATGATACGCAACACGGCTAAAATTATAGTCATCTAGCCTATATCCGAAGGTTTGTGCTGGATTACGAGTTAGTTGATTAACCGCTGCGTAAATTATTTCCCTTTTAGTCGCATCAGTCTGTGTAGCTTGAAAAACTACACCTTGTTGCGACAAATAACTTTGAATTTGCTCAAGTTCTTGTTGCGAGAATTGAGACACGACACCCTACCGCTATGTACTTCTATTCTAATTGCGTAAAATATTAAATAAATTGATTATTCGACATAAACAACACCGCCTTCCAGAACTTCTGTCCAGTCAACCCTGCTAATTGCCTTCAATTGGTCCAGTTTGGTGAAGCGTTCTCCGGGCATTGACTGTTGTAGCTCTTTAATCTCAACCGCTGTCTTAATTCCTACACCTTTAAGAACTTGAGTGAGCCGCTCAGGGGTAGCACTATTGATGTTTACACGATTTTCAAAAGGAATTTCCGGTTGAATAAGCTGGCGACCACGGCGCTTCAAGGCGGGTTTTGCGCTTGGTTTGTCTTCTGTAGCTTCTACAACCTCAATCTGACCCTTGTGGGCAAAAAACACTTTGCCAGTGGTCACGGAGCGCACCATTTTGTACTCTCCTTCGTCATGCTCACTCAAAATTACAACTTTGACCCCGCTGGGCTTAAAAACAACCTCTTGAAGTTGAGCGACAGTCATTATGTGGGTAGTGTCTAGAGTTAGTTTACTAACAGATTATAATTTAGGTAGGTGTTTTAGAAAAAATGAGTATTCCAAATTGGATGCTAAAACTTGGATCTGCGGCATTACATAAAGTTGTGCCTCCAGCCGCAGAATTTTTAAATGTTTATCTGGCTGATAAGCAAGCCAGGGAGGTTATGCCTCCCAAAAGAGCCGATGACCGAGCATCTGCTATAGGAACAGCAGCATTAGTAGGATTTACCCCGGTGGGAGTCGCAGCAATGGCGGCCCCCTCTTTGTTACAAGAATCCGTAAACGCAGCTAGGAAAAACAATATTACAAATTCAGTTGGGCTAAACCCACTCACGGGCACGGGGCCTAGCGTAGAAACAATGGCAAAACTTGCAAACATTTTAAAAATAACAGACCCTACAAATATTGGAGCTTTGATAGCGGACAGAAATAATCCAGATCTTACTAAAATAAGAAATGAATTTAAGTTAGATCCCGATGCCAGGTTAGAGCAAATACGAAAATATTACGAAATTAAAAAGTTAACAGAGCAATAAAAAACCCCCTCCGAAGAGGGGGCAGTATTTGATCTAAAGAGATCAAGCAGGAACGGTAGAGGTGTAAACGTTTGACTCCACCAAACCAGCAGGTTGGAGAGCCAGATCGTCACGACCAGGAGCTTCGTCAGCCAGAACCCAGCAGACTTCGCAAATAGCCAGAGCCTTGTTCTTGCCACTGAGCCTGCCGTTAGCAGCCCGAGGATCAAACACACCGGAGGCTTGAGCCAGACCGGAAGCTGCGGCACCACCAAGGTTGGTAACGGCAAACAGCTTGTACTGAGTTTCGGTACTAGTCCGAGCCAGAGTAGAGCTATTCCACACGTTATTGGTGTTGTAGGAGCCGTTAGCAATACGGCTGCTGCTACCGGCAAGGGTAACAAAGAAACCAGAAGCAGAGGAAGTGGTGTTAAGACCAACGCCCACAGCGGGGCCGAGACCCAAGGTGGGGGTAGCACTACCGCCGCCAACACCGCTACTGATCACATCGCCGCCATCAACACGGACGGCCAAACGATATACATAAGCACCAGAAGGCACCTTGATACCGTCAGTAATGTCGGCACGAACATCCTTGTAAGCATCCGGAGAAGGGATGATCACAGAGGCGTTGGTGAACGCTACATTAGCACCATTCAGACCCGAGCTATAAGCCTGGGTGTAATAGTCGATTTGGTTGGTACCCAGAGCTTGGAACGACAGATCGACGTAGCCAATAGCTTGTTGGGCAACCCAACCGGGCCGGAACACCACGCCGACAGGACCGCCGATAGGCTGGTTGGTGTAGGTGGTTTCGGTGTCGTTAGCGTTACGGAACTGGAAAGTCTTTTCGTCGTGCCAGTAACGGAGAACGTTGGTGTAGTTCCCAGGATAGATCTTGGAAACTTGAAGCTGGTTAGAGTTAGTAGCCATGGTTAATTACCTCCTCAAACGTTGAATGAGTAGGCAACAGACACGAAGTCAGCGTTCAGAAGTTCAAAACCTGCGTACAGGCTCCAAATCATCATGATGAAACGGCTGAAATCGTCGTTGTTGTTGAGCAACACTTGGGCATTGTTGCCACCGATGCCAACACCAACAGCCTGAGGACCGAAGAACATACCAATTGCACTGTCGTAAGTAGACGCAGTGCCGCCGATGGTTGCCGAGGCAGTTTGGGAAGGCATGTTGGTGGATTCAAAGAATCGCACACCTTCAAAAACGAAACCAGTAGGCATGATGGGTTCGCCAGCCACGAAAGTAGCTTGGCCGAAACCTTGACCCATGTAGATAGCAGCGTTAGGCTGCATAGCTGACATGAGGGGATTGATCTGACCGTTGCCGGGGTAGCGAGCCACCTCACGGAAGTCAGAGTTCTGACGCAGGTGCATCAGGAAGGTAGGATCGCAAACGCAACGGTAGAACCCATCTTGGTAGGTGGGGGTATTACGCTTACGCAGGGATTTGACCACCCGAAGAAGGTCATCCTTAACGTCAAACTTGGCTTGCTCAGAGTTGGTGTAGGTCAAAGAACCAACAGCCAAATCGCCAGGGTAGTAGTAACCACCTTGGGTATCTGAAGACTTGCCCTTAGAAACAGCTTTCAGAAGTTCGTTAATGAACACCCGATCGCGCCACCGGCGATAGTCATCCAGCAGGGTGAGGCTACCGATGGATTGGTGGAATGCAGTAAGGTTACCGGTATCGAGCAGCAAACGCTGTGCGGTAATCAGTGTCTCACGTGCGATCTTGAAAGTGCTAGCCTGTGTAGGATCGCTAGGATCTGCAGGGCCTGTGTACTCACGAAGAGTCACCAGCACCTTATCCTTAACGATGTTGCGGCTGCTAGCAGTACCGATGGTTTGCTCTGCAGTACGCTCACGTGATTCCTTGCTGCCTGGGTTTCCCCAGAACCTGTACCTGTCAAGCTGCACAGTCTGCCCTGGCTGCTTACTGAAGTCATGAACGACTACAGGCTCCGCAGCCATCTCTACAACGTACGCAGGATGCGGACGGTACAGTTCGGCACCGAGCAGCTTCGGAAAATCATTATCGACGAACAAAGCGTCAATCTCCGAAAAACTACTCTCTTATTTTAAATTGTTTTTATGTAACTAGTGTACTACTTGTCGCGTTCATAGCGTTAAATGCTTTTCTGATTACTACTATTGACTGAAGGGCTAAACCGATGAGGAAGAGCGCGAATACCCTCACCACCCACGCCGTAAATAGAACCTAGGTTAAAAGCATACCTAGAGGACTTACCTCGATACATGTAGCGAGTCGGAGCGCCCATAAAACCGGGAATGCCTGTATAGTAACTTTCGGTAAAAGTTTGACAATAAACAGGAGGGTTATATTCCCAGAAAATTCGTGACCCCGTGGCCGCACCAGATGGACTAGTAGTTGTAAGAAGCGTTCCCATACTGCGGGGATGAGAAACTCCGCCCCCTGTTGTTCCTTCCGTAGAAGTATTTCCTTCTGGAGTATTATAAGGATCGTATCCTTGTGTAGCTGGAGCGTCTCCTCCATAATATGTATATGCGCCTGTATCCCTAAAACCATATTGTGGGTTATAGGAAGTTAAAACTTTAGCATTAGCAATAGTTTGAACTGTATAACCACGGAAGCCGTTGTAGATACTTAATTCGCCGCTAGGTGAATAATATGTGTAGTTATAATCAGACCAAAAACCGGAAACAGGAACAGGTACAGCTCGCCAAGTATCTACTACATAAGCTCCGGAGTTAGGAGGACCGATTACTGGGCGTCCATAATCATTACCGACATCATTAACTCCGTACCAAGAAACTTGGTTTCCTAACGAATCAATATACCCGCTAGAAACTACTAGATATTTTTGAGTAAGTAGAAGATTATCATCTGTATGATTAGGCCCACCTTGAAGTTGATGTGGGCCTGTATCGTACTTATAATTGACCAGCGAGATGTAACCCACGGGTTTCGTGCTTAGGGCTACTTAAATTATACCTACAGCAGATTAAGCAACAGGTGGAGTTGCTTTTTCATCAATTTTAGCCAGATCTAAAGCAACACTTGTCATATCTGTTTGATGTTCTTTCTTAAATGCAGCTAATTCGGCTTGCAATGCTTCAATTTGAGCAATAAGCTCTGGAGAATTAGGCTCGGAACGACGCCGAGAGTGTCCTATATGTTGAACCATGATCAGGATCCTTTATTTTCAGTATACTTCTGAGCTTTCTTTTTTGCTTTGACGTGTTCAGGTAGATTCCCGTGAGTTTCGTGCTCATATTCCCGAACGGTAGACTCAGGAATTTCCCCACGTTCGGCTTTTGCGTAAAAAAGTTTACGTTGAGCTTCTGATTTAAAGGGAGCCATAACAAAACTTGCAAGTTGC